ATAGCCGCCGCGAAGGATAAGGAAATTGGATGCGGTAGTGTATTCGTTCATCCCTTGCGGTAGGTTGTATTTGTTATAGAGTGGTACTGTGTCAGTTCCGATGATTCCCTTTAGAAACCCCGGTATTTCATCGACGTGGAAATATCCGCCGTCTTTCTTTGTGAGATGCTCACAGAATGGCCGCGTTGTCTCCATATTAGACCCCGTATATCGGTAGTATACGGCTCCAAGGTCAGCGGATACCTGTTTGGTATATGTCGCTGAATACTGATTGATGGCGTCAGTAGTAAAGGTACGGGCATACCGCTCCAATCCGCCAGAAGTATTCGGGTCACCAAGAATAGACGTCCGTAGTTGCTCCGTCAGGTCTGCATAGGAGCCGCCTGTAGTAATGTTCCGTTTGAGGATATCCTTCAGCTCCGACGATAGCGATGAAGTAACGCCCGTCTCCTGTAATTGATCGACGGTAATATCTACCGATGCCTTGGTCAGTTCTTTAAGTACCTTTGTCGGCTTGAACTGGGTGAAGACGTTGGATAGGTATTTATTGTTTAGCGTCTCAAGGTCAGAGAATACGGAAGTAAATTTAGATACCTTTTCCTTATACGAATCGTTAAGGACGATGTCGTTAATCTCCTTATTGATTTTAGTAAGTACGCGGAGGTTATTGACTGAATTAGTCACCCGACCCATAACATCCGTTTCCAGTTCTTTGGTAAGCGATAGTACCCGTTCCCAAATCCGTTGTTCGGATAAGGGAAGGTCTTTTACGAAGTCGCTAATCGACCCGTCTATCGTTTTTAGGATGTTATTAATATCGGTCTGCGGCATTACATCGTAGATTGATTATCATCGGAGGTATTTTGATCCATCGGCGGATTAACATCAACTGACGGCGACGATACGTCGAGTATCGTCTTTGGCTTATTATCGTTAATCCAGTTATCAGCGATATCGTTGATCACCGCTGTCTTATCAGCCATTGAAAACTGATAGAAGTCAAGATTAGAAGAATGAGCAATGTCCACAAATTCACGGATATTGCTATGGATGATATACGTCTTCTTATTGATAGCTCCATTGGATACCGCTACCAATATCTCGTCCGCACTCATACCGGCAAGTGGATCAAGCTCGTAAATATCTTGGAGCTTCATCTGAATGGATTTGTTCGTATTGAACTTCTTTGACGCGTACTCCAGTTCCGCCGCGTTGACAATCAGCGGACTCACCTTGGAGTTACGCAGTTTAGCAATCTCATCCACCAAATACCCTTCAGGAATAATATCGAATTTCTCTGGAACCGATACCATCGGACGCAGTTTCTCTCGTTCCTCATAGTCAGGAACGATACCACCGTAACGGTAGTCGATACACATCTCCGAAATCTCGTCGATAATACGAACACAATCCTCCGCGATAGAATAGACGAAGTTATTCAGTTCTGCGCGGTCAACCTCTTTAGCCGTCCCCGATTGGCTCAACGGAACGGCGGCAAGGAACTCCATATTGATTGATGACAGCGCGTGATAGATATGGTCGTGTACGCGTTGATCTTGCAAACGGGCAATATCAATCGGCTTGGTAAGATACCCTGCGGGAGGAATAGGAGACCCCGCCTCGGTAATACTTGCAGGTTTTACCGTGATATGCTCGTAAGGATTGAACGGGAAGAAACCCTTACCATTACATTCGTCGCACTGGACTGGTGATGATCCCGCTTTCGGAGTCATCCCTGTTCCGTGGCAGGAGTTACATTCCTTGCCTTGGATGGCCCACATTGTCGAGTGAATGTGCTGTACTACCTCTGCCTGAAGGTCGCTCCATTCCCGTGCCGCCTCATTGAGCGACGGGACAATGGAATGGATGCGGGATGAATACAAGGCATCGTTAGAGCCGTCTCGGAGAATCATTCCGAAGGTCTTAAGGAAAGGAGCATAACCAAGACCGTGGATGAACTCGGTTGCCTTAAAATCGCCCTTGGCGTTAATCTGCTCGTACTTAACGATGGACTCCTTATCAGCTGAATAATAGACCGCACCGCTGTAATTGCGGTTGCCGCTACGATACGTTGAAGACTCAAAGGACTTAACTACCGCCAGTTCATCGTAAACATAGTCCAATACCTGCGGACTATTAAACAGCATTGGATACGGCTTATAGTACTCGTTGGATTGTTTATCGATGTTTGTAGGTATGACCATCACCACGGCATTAGCGTCCATCAGATACTGATTGAAAGCTACCGACCAGAACCAGTTATCCAACGACCCGTATTTTGGAAAGTCGTGGTTAATGTAATAACTCGGACGTTCCTCGTTGATGACCATTGGAGGTACTACGGTCTCGTTAAATGCGATAACATAGTCCTGACTCTTGCGAATCTTTTGCAGACTATTAAAAATCTTGGAGACGGATGCCTGTGTCTTTGGGATGTATATCTTCTGCCGATATGCCTTGATGGTATCGGATTCACCGGGACGGCGTTCGGAAATCAGCTCTTTCGGATATTCCCCTAATGCGTGGGTCTTAATATCGTGATACTGCTTTACTGATTCGGGATAGAATTGATGCCGTTTACTGCCCTGATGGTACTGGCTGATGTCGATAATAGCCATTAGATTTTACGTCTTTCTTTGAATAGTCTACTCTTTTGTTGAAGTTGGTAAGGCCTCGCGGCGATACCCAATGAATGGAAATAATGTAACATTAAGCTATCGTATATCTTCTTAATGTGACTCGTGGTATATGCGCCTCCTACCGATAATGCATAAAAGGTATTAATATAGGCGCGGCTGTGCTGTTTAGGGAAATACCTCGGTTCCCAATACGTCGGCTCGAACGGTACCTGATGCGGCGCCTTGCCGGTCTTGGCAAGAGCCATCATAAAGAATGCCTCATCGGCAAGACCAGTCCCAAATTGAGCGGCCTTTACTTTTGGCTTTTTATATGCCTTCCGCGCTTCGGCAAAGATATCGGGCGAACCCTCAAAATATATGAGTTCGGAGGTAATGTCGTAGAATTCCGTGGCCTTGTAAGCGTCCGCAAGTTGCTTCAGATCAACCCAACGGCTCAACGTGCTATCATCCGACGTTAGCTTTGATCGGCATCCCATCGTAAACTCAACGCCGTCCAGTTCATCCAATAGCTGACCTACTGACTTGCTGTTATTCCATACGATGTCCACGTCAAGGAATAGGGTCTTTTTGAATGGCGTCAGCTCATCCAAATGTAGCTTAATAGAGTACGGGTCTCCATTAAGCAACTTTTCGGGAATCTTGACTACTTGAAATAAGTCCTTCTGCCAATCTTCCAATAGGTTAAACCCTTGTAAATCGGTAGCGATAGCGATAGGCAGTTCCTTATTGTGATAGCGGATGGATATAGCGAGGTTACTCGCCATATGCGAGTAGTACGGATGCCCGACGGCTATTAAAAGTACTCCTTTATCCTGCATTATTATTGTATAATGTACTTACTTTCTTTTGAATCTCGATACGTGCTTGGGCGGAAGGCCAGTCACCAAGTGACGACGGCCATTCGGGTTCATAGTCGCCGTCGGTAGCTACGTATTCTTTATAGGAATCGTGCGAATAACCGATGTTCAGCGTATCGCAGTGGGTCGCCAATCGTAGCCAATCGTGGGTATGCTCATCGGTGTAGTCGATGAATAGGGTGAAAGACTTATCCGATGCTCCACGGGTCACTGTGAACTTACCTCCTGCATCGTTATAGCGCTTAAGTTCTCCGGGATATTTCGGATTGATAAGCATTGAACGGACACGCGCTCCAAGCTGAAATGGCGGATCAAGGGTATTGTCGAAGTGGAATCCGTAGGCATCTTCGCCATTAGTGCCGCCAATCCATTTACTACAATCGGTATCGGACGTAATCTCGATGCAGTTAGAGTAGGTCGGATTGACGTTATTAGGAACCCAACGTGTAGCCGTGAACTGGATGTAGGTTATCTGAAGCTGATCGGTTGTTTGGATGTTATTAGTTGATGAGAATGCTACTGCCATACCGGGAGAAAAAGGATCTAATACATTATAGATAAAAGAACCCGTATAAGTAGTATTACTTGCCGTCAAATGTATTCCATTCCCTACTATATCATAAAATGAGTTAATATCGGTTTCAATAATTCCTCCATACCAATCACCAACGACCGTTCCAGTGTGAATCTCGTATTCAATCTGATAATTAGTTGTTCCCGAAAGAGACCCTACAAAAGAAATCATAGCAGAATTATATAACCAAAGACCGCCCTGTCCGCCCGGTGCTACGGGAGGCCCAGTCATTTCTAAAAGACCCGTACCGCTGAATACTGCATTACAATTAGATGGAGTGATATTAAACCATTCCGACCCCGTAGTAATAAGGTCAGGAACGTTGTTCATCGGTTCGGGTTCCGTAATACTACACGCATCGTATACCACCAACTGATAGCAACCCGGTGCGATTCCCGAAGCATCCGCTTTTAACGTCACCCAATCCTGATAGTATTCAACCTGATCCGATAGGTCGTAAATAGTAGACCCGTCCGTCAACTGAAAACTAAAGTTATTGCCGTACTGAACCAGTCCGAAGTTACTCAACGTCCCGTTAAATTCAGCATCTGCATAGTAGGTGAATACTTGACCCGTAGTCAGCGTCCAAAAGAAACTATACGTCCCGTTTGCCGTAATCGTTCCGATAACACCGCCTAACGCATCCTTAATCTGAAGCGTTCCAATGGTCATATTAGACACCGTCAAATCGAAACGGAAGTATCCTCCGACCAACGGAATGGAGATAGGAGAGGCAAGGTAATCAGCCGTGCCGGGGATTTTCGTCACCGAAGTAGAATCGTTGACCTGCCAGTTATTGAAGTCACCCGCTTCCCAACACGGGTTATCCGTCAATACGGGCTTTTGCAGACTTACGTTATCAATCCATCCGTTATACGGGAAACGTCCGAGTGGGATATTACTTTCGGTGTATAATGCAAAGATGGTATCCGATGTTCCCGTCCATTGGAAGCTAAATGTATATGTCCCGTTGGTATATCGGATGTCCTCATAAACTACCCCTCCTGCATATATATATATATATCCATTGGTCGCGCCTCCTAATGTAAATGTCAGAGTATACCAATCCCCTACCGAAATACCGATGATGTCCTGATAAATGTCACCATTCAGGCTATTTGAAAACTGCACCCGATGGTTAGCTGAATCATACGTAGCGTTATCCAATCCCCATCCGCTTGTATCCGTATCGAAAGTACCGTTGGTTAACTCGTTACCATTGGGGTTGACGAAGTCGGTACTACATATAATGTTATCACCGTCGCCGCACGGGGTCTGCTTGAATTGGGCATAGATATAGTCGTCGGTAGAATAAACCGTACACGCCCTATCGTTGGACGTCTTGCATTCGCTATCCGTTTCCCAATCGGTCTTAAAGGTAATCGGTTGGTTATCGATAAACTGTATTGCCATCGGTTATCAAAGTAAAAGCGGCCTCACCGCCTAAATGGTTATACTTTAGATTTTGAATCCATCCTTGGACGAACTCACTGGCATTGATAGGAACGCGAACCATCCCTTGCTTGGAACCGCGGATGGTCAGATATTCCTGCAAAGATAGTGGATAATTGAAGTCGATTTTCATCGATTTATAGTTATACGGCGAAGATGCTGATAAAGTTCCGCCGCCGATGTCGATACCGTCGCAGATATAGTAGCTATCGGCCCTTTGATTTAAGTTATATTCCCATTTATCAGTCCAAGCATCCGGAACGAAATGATATAAGACTACATCAATTTGATCTCCCGTTAAGGCATAGATTGATTGACTACCAGATACAAATAGATTTTTCCTTCCTACTGGCTGACCATCCCAAACGACATTCAGATAAGGGCAATCATATGTATTGATGATATTACCTGCTCGATATTGACGAAAGCGGACGCCTACTTTTTTATCCCTCCATTTTCTTTCCGCTCCTGCCGTTCCGCTCCAATTCCAAGATAGATAAAAGTAAATTCCTGCCGAAAACTGACAGGAGCCATCCGATGGAATAGTATATACCGAATCAATTTTAGAAACTGGAGTACCTTGAGCTGTTCCATTACCATAGTTATTAGACTGGTCAATCCCTTCCAATGGTAATCCATTTGGCCCAACCCCTGCATACGGTTGAGT